TCTGGACCATCGTCTGCCCGACCGATCCCCAGTCGGTGCCTCGTATCCACTCCCCAAACTTACTGCTCAGCCCGGCCAGCGCGTCCATGATGACATCCGCGCCCATGTCGAGCCGAACCTCGAAGCCGCCCTGCTTCCAGGCGTCCGTGCCGGCCATGCGCTCCCAGGACTCGATGAACTCGTTCGTCTGCGCTGTGAGTTCGTCGACGATACCCCGCAGACCGCCTAGACCTGTGCTCCCCACGGCGATAGCGGCAGTTTCCATGGAGCCTTTAAGTTGCTCCCAGGACCCTTTGAGATTGTCCATCTTGGTAGCGGCTATCTCTTCGGCCGCGCCTGCCTTGGACACCTCCGTCGTCATCTCCCGGAAAGCATCGGCTCCTTCGTTGAGAAGGATGTTAGCCGCGCGTACAGCGTCCGAGCCGAAGATGGTCGCGAGAGCGAAATCGCGCTCCTGGTCGGTCGTCCCCTCCAGCCCAGCGGAGACGTTCTCCAGGAGCTCGTCCATGTCCAGCATGGACCCGCTGGCATCGTACGCGGCGATGCCGTAAGACTCCATGAGGTCCGTAGCCTTCTCCGACGGGCCCATGAGCTGCATGAACATTTGCTTGAGAGAGGTACCGGCATCAGAGCCCTTGAGGCCATTGTTGGCCAGGATCCCCAACGCAGCGGCAGTCTCTTGCAGCGTGAGTCCGGCCTGCGCCGCCACGGCACCGGACATCGCCAGCGAATCGCCCAACAGGCTTACCTCAGTGGTCGACCGGTTGGCTGTGAGCGCCAGCGTGTCGGCTACTTTGGAGGCGTCAGCGGCCTCTAGGTTGAATACCGCGAGCTGATTAGCGGTTATCTCGGCGGCCTTTGCCACGTCGAGTTCGCCAGCGGACGCCAGCGCCAGCATACCGGGCAGGGCTTGGATAGTGTCCCCGACCGACAGACCAGCCTTGACTAACTCGTTGGCCGCCTGCGCAGCCTGCCCGGCCGAGAATACGGTGTCCTTGCCGAGCTGTAGCACCACGTCCTCTAGTTGAGACAACTCAGTCGAGGTCGCGTTGGCGTTCGCCTTGATACGACTCATCTCGTATTCGAACGTGGCCGCCGCCTTGACTGAGGCGGTGCCAATAGCCGCGATTGCAGCAGTGCCCACTACCAGCCCAGCCGCCAGCGCCATGCCCGCAGCCTTTCCGGCCATCTTGAAGCTGCTCTCGAGCTTCGAACCGGTGCGTGCGGTCTCAGTTTCGACTTGGCGCAGGCCCTTGATGTAGGGCTGGCCGTTCGCGTCGAAAACGACGTATAGGCGGGCGACTTCGGACACGCTTACCTCCGCTTGTTCTTGGAGCGATAGGCCGATATGGCCGCGTCTGCCTTGCGAGCAAACACGTCCAGTTCGCGGTTGGCCGCGGCCTTCACGGTCTCAGGGTCTTTGGGCCTAGACTCGGCCTCTTCGTCTTGGTACTCGGGCGTGTACTTGCCCCAGAGCGAAGCCGCGATGGCCGACGCCATGAGTAGGGTCAGGCGGTCACGATGGGCAGGTAGCCAGTGAGCAAGTTTCTTTACCCACGCTCCGGGGGCCTCCAGCATCTCCCACGGAGGGATGCCGTACCAGAACGCCAGCTCCGTATAGTGCCGGTCCAGGTCCGCCCCGGTCAGCTCGTGCCCGCCACCCGTTTTTTTGCGGCATCACCGCTGATGATCTCCTGCACTCTGTAGAGCAGATACTGGATGATGTCTGGACCAAGCTTCTCCAGAATGGTCTCGGGCTTCTGCTCGGGTGCGAGGAAGACCGACAACAGCGACGCCTGTAAGTAGCGCGTGGTCAGCGTGACATCCAAGCGATCCTCATCCGCTTCCGCGTCGATAAGCGCCCGGGCCTCATCGTCCCCCCCGCTCTGCTCGGCTAGAGCCTTGGCGCGTTCTGTGATCTCCGCGGCTTTGGCCCGCACACGCGTGCGGTGCTCTTCGGCTACCTCCTGGTAGCGGTAGTAGTCAGCCTCCAGCGGCTGTCGTAGCTTCCAGACAGAGCCGTCGGGGAACTCCAGTTCTTCCAATGCTCGACTGTGGTACTCGGCTACCTTGATGATGCCCATGATGCCCTCCAGGTTGGGTGCCCCGGACCTGCCGTCACCTGGAGGAGGACGGCAGGGAGCCGGGGGCGTGGTGAAAAGGAAGTGTCTAGTAGGTGGCTACCGAGTTGAGCACCGTCACGGTGGCGATCGGTGCAGAGCCAGATGCTTCGCCGCCGATGACGACCACCGGCTCGTTACCCTCGGGGTTGCCCATGAGACTCATGAGCGGCTCGGGGTCAAGGTCGAACTGCGGCACGCTGATGGCGATGGAGCGCTCGGCGCCGGAGGTCGACGCAATGAACTTGGTTGCAAAACTCAGGGTCTGGATCTCAGTCGTCAGTTCGGTACCGGCTGCAGCGGCCGGGTCGGCGAACTTGGCGAGATTGATGAGCCGGAAGTCTTCCAGCAGCATCTCGACGGCGATCCCGATGGTGCCCGGCTTGCGCTGCACGGTGTAGGCCGTGACGCCCTCTCCCTGGATGGGAGTCGCGCCCATGTCGAAGGACAGCTTGACGTTGCGGGCTCCAGCAATAGCGCCCAGGTGACGGTTGTACGGACCGGGAGAGTTGACCGCACCGATGACTTGAGCGGCGCAGGCGAGCGCGGTCGCTTCGCTGTCCGGCGTGCTCCACGACAGCGTGTTCGTCGAGTCGGCGAAGTAGTGAGTGGTGAGAAGGACCCGATGCGCCGCGTACTTGGTCTCGATCTCGTCAAGCGCGGTGTAGGCGTCGCCTAAAGCCGCGATCGCCCCATAGGTCAGCGGGTTAGTCGCGTCGGCAGCCTTGTGGTGACGGCCCGTCGCTACAGCGCAGTGAGCGTTGAACGCAGTCTTGAAGGTAGCGAGCCAGGCGTAGAGCGTGGCCGCGGAAGTCGGAACGCTGGAGTGGTCGAGGTTGGTAGCGTCGCCCCACAGGCAGTGATACCCGCCGGCGTCCAGCCAGTGGACAGCGTCGGTCTCCTGCGTAGCCGGGGTCGGCGCCGCGACCTTCTTCTCCTTGGCGAACCCGACGATGGTCGGAATGAGCCGCATGAACTTGTTGGCGACTCCGACCTCCATATCGAGCGCCACGATCTGGCAGTCGCGGAACTGATACCACTGGTCGTCCAAGTTCTGCCAGACGGTCCAGTAGATGCTGAACCCGGAGAGCGCGGTCGCCGGGGTGATGGTGTGCGTGTAGGGGTCTCCGCCGCCGGCCGCTGAGTCGGAGCCGAAGGCCCCGTATACGATGGCCCCCATGTCCTTTGGTTGTGCGGTCAGTGTGACCTGTCCGCCCGTCTCGACGTACCCGATGCGCTTCTTGGACGCACCGAAGATACGACCATCGGCGATGTTCAGCTTGTCAATGGTAGGAGCGGACTTGAGGCCTCCGTCGATCACCTCCAGGAAGTAGGTGGGGTCGGACGGGTAGGCGCCGCGGGCGGTCTGCTTGGCGATCTGTAGGTTGAAGTCGTGTATGCCGATCATGTTCTACTACACCTCCTTCCGGGAGGTCTTGTGGGGGTTACTGGTACGGAGCTCGGCCACCGTGTCGTCGGTAACGCCGGGCAACAGCTCGGACACCTCCACAGGAGGACCGGGGACAGGGACCTCCCGCACGCCGGGATGCTTGGATATCAGCGCGACCTTGACCGGGTCGTCGGTATAGTAGGGAAGCTGGAAGATGTGCTCAACGCCCTCCCGTGAGAGCGTGATCCTCATGGGCGCATCGCGCCCGGGAATGTCGTACAGGGGCATGGTCACCTCGCTTTCGAGGGTCTAGGCGGTGGGATTGCGATAGTCGAAGCGCACGTCGACAATGCGAACGTAGCGGCCCGCGTCGTTCTCGGGCGGTCCATCGTAGGCGTTCTCTACCCACGCGCGGTAGTGGACACCGCTTGTTGTGACATGGCGATTATGGAACAGGGCGCGCGCTTGGTTGCCCAGCGCCACCGCGGCACCGTAGCCTTTCGCGTAACACGCCAGCTGGACACGAGGCCTCACATACTCGGCCACCTCAAGTTCAGGGGCACTTATCAGTTGGTAGACGATGCATGTGTCTGCGGCGCCGCTAGGCATGATCGTCGGATACGCCGGCGCTATACTGGCGAGCTCGGCCTTTACAACCTCCTCCAGAGTCACCGTAGACCCCTCTTCAACTCTGCAGCGAAGATGTGCAACGCTTCGTCTGCGCCGACATCAAGCGCCGGCCGAAGGAAGGGCTGCGCGGCCATCCTGGAAGTGCCGAACTCGACAAAGCGCCCGTACTCCACCCCACCGCCGCCGTAGATGGCCCAAGCGGGGCCGATGCGGACTGTAGCGTGGCCCGGCGACGTTGATGGCATAGCTCTGGTATGAATGCTCCGAGCAAGCGAACCTGACGCAACGGGCGCAGCGCCCACGGCATAGTCCTCCATCGGCTTGGCCGCCTTCTTGAGCGCCTCAGCTATCAATCCGGGGGCCCGCAACTCCATCTTGCGGAGCTTGGCACGGAGCTCGGCCATGCCTTCCACTCTCGCGGTTATCATGCCCGGCCCCCCACCACTTCGCCGTAGCGCAGAGTGCAGTCGATGTGGCTTCGCTGGATGGTGACGTGTTCCACCAAGCGAAAGTCGGCGGCGGCGAACACGACGGCGCCCAGGTGGTCACTCACTGTGCTGATTTGATCTCCTTGCCGTACGTCGGTGCCGGCGGCGAAAAGCAGATGCTCAGTCTCTGTCGCGACGATGCCGGGCACGCTGGCGTTGGCTATGCGACTCGGCATACCCGACCACCAGTAGCAGGCTACTCCAGACGCCACAGTCGCGGCCGCATTCGGCTCGCCGAAGGTATCGTAGGTGCCGGGCGCACGAGCGATCGTGCAGGTCATGGTGAGAGGAGGCCTCACCATATCTCCTCATCGGCTGGGTAGACGGATGGTTCGGTTGGATACACATACGGCATGTCGTTTGACAGACTGATCGATCCCACGCCCAACTTACCGGCGGCCCTGCGGACCATGCGAAGCTCTGCTGGAGTCAAGTGGAGCGCGCCTCCACTTCCACTTCCCCGCCATGTGTAGTTACCGACTGTCTCGCCGACTAGCCCTTGCGGGTTGTCGTAGGCGCGGCGGACGGCCTCTACGCAGACGACAATCACAACCGGAGGCGTCGGTAGGTAGATCGACTGAGCAGTGGTGACGCTCACGTTGCCCCACGCCCAACTGATAGAGGTGGCGGTCATCTCGGTAATGACCTTGGTCGCTACCACCACCTGAGTCGCCTTGGTGCGTATCTCGATAGTCGCTCCGACCCACAAGTCAGTTTCACGCGGATCTGTGGCGCACGTGATGCTGGTAGTGTTCGTCGCGGCCGAGACTGCTACCTGCTCGTTGCCAGACCAATCCATCCCAGCCGCTTCGCGTACAAGAGTCGATGCATCCTCGAGCAGCTTCTCCACCCGAGCCGCGTCCACGGCAGGCACAGACCCACTGTACCGGTCTTCGAAGTTCGCTAGTGTGGCGAAAGCTGGCAGACTCATCGGTTCCCCCTATGCCGCGTACTGCGCGGCTGCGAACGTGTGCCCGCTCACGTTGGTCTTGCACCAGAACGGAGCAGCCGAGGCCCACCTGAGCGGCATAGCGTTCACACCGGCCGTCAGGTAGATGCCACCGTCGACCACTGCGAGATGCGCCGTCCAGGCCGCCATGAGCGCTAGGTCGGCAAGGTACGTGCGGCACTGTCCCTTGGTGGGGGCGGCAGGCAGCGCCAACGTCACCAGCGCCGCGGCGAACACTGCGTCACCGCGGCCGCCGTGCTCGGTGGTCGAAGCCGCGTGTGCTTTCATGGCCACGTCGATGGCAAGCGTGAGCGCTATCAACGTCTCGTCCGTGGTGGCGTCGGCTGTGGCGATCGCCGTGCCCGCCGTGTCGTGGTAAGCGGTAGCTGCCACATGCGTGTTGAAGTCGGCCTTGAACTCGTTGGCGCGCAGCCGATCGGTCTCATCCGTGGTAGGAGCGTCAGACGTGATGGTGGTCGCGTCGGCGATCTTGTGCGTGATGATCGCGGCGTACTGCAACGTCTCGGTTGTGACGGTGGGCGCCGCCTCGGTGAGTAGCGTGGTCGCGCTGGGTGTCACCTTGACGTAGGCGGTGGTCGACGGACTGTAGAGCGTCATGGTGGGCGCCGACGGAAACGGCAGGACCCCGCGCATGTAGCGTGCAGAAGGATCTGAGACCATAGCCGCCTCCTACGGTTGGATGAAAGCCACGCCGGTTGCGCCGGCGGCTATCGTTTGGGCGGCCTTGCCGCATTTGCACTGTTCATCGTCTTCGGTGGCGTTTGTGTAGACGGTCGCTACCGTGCCGGTCGCCACGTCTCCGAGGTAGATCTCCTTGACGAGATTGGCGGCGGCGGGGAGAGCCACGGCAGTGGTGCCGTTGAGCGCAGCCGCTCCGTAGGCATCGGCTGCCCCGGTAGCAGGCTCGTACTTGATACCGACCTCTTTGGTAGAGGCCGCGGCTGCCTTCATGTACGGGATGAGCCCGTGCGCGCCCTGGCTCGCAGCGGTGACTTCCGTGACCCCGGCCGAGTTGGTACCAGCGGCCAAGGTCGTAATGGTGGCCCCTCCGCTCTTCTCTTTGACGGTAATGGTACCCACGTGATCACCGGTCTTGACGGCCAGGAGCACGCCCCAGTTGACCTTGGTGGTGTCAACGGGCGTTGTGCCGTCGGTCCCATCGGTGGCCAGGGTCTCAACCACCACCGTATGGGTGCCTGTCGTGATACCGATGATGGTCACGGCGACATCAACATCCAGGGCGGAGTCGGAGACGATGGTGGCCGCTTCGTTGGACGTCTGATTGCCGAAGTTGCCCGCGGTGCCGGTACCGATGACCGTGTCGAGGTTGTCAGCATCAGCCAGCTGCAGCACGCGGCCGTTGTCGCCACACTTCAGAAGGTCGCCTGCGATGATCGGCTCAGCCGCTACCACCGTTTGATACCCGGTTAGCAGTGACATCTTGGTGCCCACGGCTGCCGCGCTCGCTCCATTCACACCGACGATGCGCTTCGATGCGAGCGTGCCGACAATGAACGTTCCGTCGGTGTGACCTTTGACGAGCCGGTTCGCCGGGATGGCCCCAGCCGCAGTCGCAGCGCGCGATCCTCCGAGGCCCAACTCCGTTATGCCCGCGGCAGGCGTGCCGATACCGAGTCCGTAGGTTCCGTCGCCCTTGTCTTGCAGCCAGAGTTCCCCGGCAAGGGCGCCTAGAAAGAGCGTCGCCGGGGCTGGCGCGAGGTCTATGCGTTTGTCCATATCTAGGCTCCTAGCTTCCTGCTGTACAGTAGGAGCCGTGCGCCCAGGCGGACCCGAGCGCACTGCTCACGAGTTGCTACTTCCGGCTCCGCTTGGGCTGAGTGGGTTCCGTCTCCGTCTCAGACTCAGTCTCGGCAGGAGCCGCGACGAATTCTGCCTTCGGCGCGACCTTCTTCTCAGCAGGCGACGGGGCAGCAATGCGTGCCCAGTTGGGGGCGTTCGCTGCGTAGAAGTCGTCTTCTTCCAGCGTCTTTACCTCGACCTGCTTGCCGGTAAGGACGTTCTGATACCAACGACTCATGACTAGGTGCACGCGCTGACATGCGGACGCTGCAGCGCCATGATGAAGCCCGTCATGTTGGCCTCGACCGTGATGCGCACTGTGCCGTCGTTCTGCAGGAACCGCGCCGATTCCAGCGGCGGCAGGATGATGCGGCCGGTGGTCGCCGCAATCGTGGTGAACGTCTTGGCACCGAGACCGGCAGACTCAGCGGGCGGGTTGTCGCCCGCCAGGACGGTGACGGCGTTGGTCGAGCCTTCGGTGTTGGTGACCATGATGATCATCTCCTCCAGCGGACCGGTGGGAGTGATCACATGAGTGTTCGCATGAACGATAGCGGTACCCTGACCAGCGGCCACGTCGGTACCATCATCGTCGTCCCAGGTGATATTGACTACTGCGGTATCAGCCATTGTTCGGCCTCCTTGGGCCTAGAAGGGGGGAGCGGGGAGAAGCACAAGGCCCCTCCCCGCCAGGGACGTCGTCAGGGACTAGGTCACGGAGCAGAGCGTCATGCAGAGAGCGCTCGGGCGAGTGACCTTCGCACCGTAGAGATGCAGGCCACGCAGGCCGTCTCCGAACGTGGTCTGCAGCCGGATGGCCTCCACCTCGTTGATCTGGTCGGCGAAGGTGATGGCGGCCGGATGCCCCGAGTACACGTACCAGTCGTCGCCGCTCGACAGCGCGTAGTTGGCCTGGATGATCTCGAAGCCGAGCGCACGGCCGACTACGCCGTTGCGGAGCATGTCGCCGTCCTTCACGGCGTCATACATGATGAAATTGGAGTCGAGCACCAGCAGGCTGTGGAACCACGACGGGACGACGGTGTAGCGGCCGTCCTGCGGGACGTTGTTCTCGTCCAGCAGCTGCTTGTGCGCCACCAGGCGGGCCACCGCCAGAGCGCTTGTGGTGATGGCCGTTGCGCCGATCTTGTTTGCGGCCGTCACATCCGACTCCATGATGGTCTGGACGTAGGTGTCGGAGTTCTCCGCCAGCCCGGCGCCGCCTTCGCGGGCGGCTTCGCTCATCATCTTGCCGCCGTTGGCCGACTGGCGCTTGTCGATGTCGTCGATCTTGAAGCTGAACTCGTACGCCTGGTTGATGACCAGGTCCCGCCCAGCGTCGACCAGGTCGTCGTAGGTCAGCGTACCGCCGCGGGTGTAGGCCGCGATGGTCGGACGGCCGACCGAGGTGATGTGAACGGTATCACCCTGCTGTGCGACGTCCCCTTCGTAGTCACGGTTGACCACCACGGGAGAGGCGAACTTAGTCGCCTTGAGGAAGGACTGCTGCAGTTCAGCAGCCCATATTTCGGGGATGAAGTTGTTGACGGCCATTATCTAGCCTCCTTGGGCTATTGAATTCCTAACAGTGCGTTGCAGCGCCCCTCGATCTTCGCCTTGAGGATCTCCTCGGGCTTCATGCCTTTGAGGTCTTCGCGGGTCAACTGAGGCGGCTTGTCGTTCGGACCCAGGGCCCCGGACTGCAGCTTCTCCTTGGGCCGCGACGAAATGGCCGACCTATCGTCGGCCGGCGGCTCTATGGGCCGAACGAACGAGGCGAGCAGCTCGTCGGCGTCGGCTTCCAGCTCTTCGAGAGTCTCGCCCTGGAGCCGCTTCGCTTGGGCCTCTGTCAGACCCTTGCGCATGGCGACCCGGAGTACGTCCGCCTCTCGTTGCGCTTTCGTTGCATGGGCCGCTGCTTCGGCCGCCTTGTCGGCTGCCTTCTGCTCTGCGGTCTTCTGCGCCTCCTCGATCTCCGCGAGTCTCTTGGCGGCGTCGGCGTTCTGCTTGGCAGTCCCTTCCCATTTCCGGGAGTGGGTCTTCCACTTGTCCGCCTCCGCCTTCCAGTCGACGGGTTCGACGTCCGGGGTGGGCGTCTCTACGGTCGGTTCGGTAGTGGGTTGGGCTTCTTCTGTCATGGCTGATGCCTCCCGTTTCGGGAAATGAAAAGGGCCACCGTGCGGAGGCCCTAGCGAAACCTATGTGCTTTGAACGTCTAGGAACTGGCGAAAGTCTTTGAGATCGCCGCCGCCTTGGGCTTTCATGGCCTGCCACGCCTCGTGCAGTTGCACGTTCTCCTCGGGCCAGTCGCCGCCGCTATAAGGCATCACGGAACAGCCGCAGGAATCGTGGTATCTGCGGCTCGCTCCCGCCTTATCGGCGCTCAAGTACACTGGGCCACGGCTCGCCAACATCGCACAGAAGGCGCAGGGATTGCCATCCGTCACTCGTATAAACCGACCGCGGTAGTATGGGTCACCACCGATTGCGTCCGTGAGAGTCCGACGGCCGCCCTGCATGGCCAGCCGCCCGACACTTCCGCCCAGTCTGTCGCGGGCCATCGCCTTAGCTTCATCGACCCCTAGACCGTTGCCAATCCCGCGCCAGAAACTCGCCACAGCCGTTGCCCTTATAGCTGCCGTCACTTGCGCTACCGATGGCGGTTCAGCGAGCACGGCGGCCTTCCCGGCGGTAAGCCCCAGGTCGATTGCCTTGTACATCTCAAAGTAGCGGGCCGCGAGTGCCGCCGAATCGAGCGAGCGCTGCTGTGCCAGTAAAGTAACGGCGGCAGAGAACGCTTCTAGTGAACCGATTTCGAACGGGTTCCACATGGGAAATAGGCGCATGATATCTCGAAGGACTGAGGCGCGGATACCGAGTTGTGCGGCTAGGTGTGCCTGAGTGAGCCGTGCTGTCTCAGCACTGGTCACCATTAGAACTCGGTGCTAGCGGTCGCCTGCCGTTCAAGTTGGCGCGTCATCTGTTGGAACACGTCACCCTTGAGACGCGCCGCTACTTTCCAGCGGGCTATCTCCTGCTGCGTGGCCCCGGGCACACGTTCCCATATCTCTTCCACAGGGATGCCCAGCATCTGCGCCATCTTGCCAAGCCCGTCCACAGTGGCGGCGAATGTGCGCATCTCCATGTCCTTCCAGCGCACCTCTGCGTCAGGAACGGTGGCCGCCCCCGCCTCTTGACCGGCGAGTTCCAAAGTCTGCTCCCACGATTCGCCGAACATGGTCTCCTTTTCCACCAGTTTGCGGCGCTCTTGGTCTTTGGCCGCCTCCAGCGCTTCGGCTGAGAGGTTCACCAGCTCGCCCCGCAGGGCGTTCTCAGACATTTGCGCGATGGCGGCTAGGTTCTTCAGGGTGTCACGCCGTGAGGCGATGTAACCATCCAGGTCCGCGGCCTCGAACTGGCCCAGCTTGGTATCGGCGTCTTCGAAGGTGAGGATCTTGTGAGCCCCTACCTTGGCCTGCTCCTCTTTGGTCTCGGCCAGCCAACCGGTTATCCACTTCTGCGGGAACGCCCCGTAATGCTGCACCACGAGGAGGCCGAAGGTGGTCAGGTCGATCTGGTCCTGAAGGTGCTTCAGGTTGTCCAGGTCGCTCGTGACCTCGTCGTCGAGGTCCGACTTCGATAGGAATCGCACAACGGGAACGACACCACACCCGTGCTCTTCGGCGGAGATGAACTCGATGCTCATGGGTGTCTCGGTCACGCTGTAGTAGGGCCTGGGATAGATGGCGGCCGGGTTGCGGGTG